GTGCTCTGAGGTGCCTGTGTTGTGGTTGTCGCCGGGATCGTCGTCGTGGTGGGTGCGACGGTTGTGGTGGTGCTCGTGGATGTTGTCGACGTTGAAGTCGTGGACGTTGTGGTTGTGGTCGAGGTTGAGGTTGTGGTCGTTGTTGGTGTGGTTGCGCCGCTCGTTGTGAACGCTGACGGCGGGACGATTGTCAGTTGCCCGCCATTGAGGGACCATCCGAGCATGAAACAAGTGTTGCCGCCGTTCTCGTAGAAGTGTCCCTCAAGTGTTAGTGGGACGCCTGCCGGGAGTGTTGTAATCTCTTCGGTCTCGTACGCGCTGCATCCTTGATCTATCCACTGGCCGAGTTCTTGTCCGGCGATGTTCATTAGTCCGCCATCGTCTGAGGCGAGCCAGAAGCGGACGCTAGTTGTGTCTTGTGGGAGTGTTATGAAACCTTGATAGTGGGCGAGGAATAGATCGTCGGGGCATTGTCCGATGGTGTCGTATTCGTAGACGATGTTGATGAACTCGGGTGTCTCTTGGCCGCATTCGGTGAGAGTGGAAAGGTCGAGGGAGGGTGGCGTCTCGGTGATGATGTATCCGGTGACGGTGAGTCCTTGAGTTGTGGCCTTTGCGGACTGTGCTCCCGGTATTAGTGCAATGACGACTCCTATGAGGGGAAGGAGTCGGCGGATCATTCTGGAGGATCTGGCAGATTGACGTCTTCGGAAGGTGTCCAACCATTAGGCAAGTCTCGCAATGCTTGACGGTATGTAGCCCACGCGGTTTTGTCTGTTGGGGCGTCTGTGGCCATCGTCCAGTCACTCGCCGCTAGGAGCCGGTTGCGTTCATTGCGCAAACGTTCTAGTAGCCATTCGTCGGGTATTTGTTCAGGGTCCATGCTGCCTCGTAAATTATGATTGTTCATAGATACATTCCAAATAGATATTATCGTTCACGGCAAATGTGAAAGGTTGTGTCCCTGTCACATCGCCAAAGCCGCCGCCTGCGGATCTTGGTCCGACTTTGTTCACAGTGTTTCGACGGTCGCCATTGATTATGTAACAAGTTGCTGCACTATTGTCAAGCATGTAACCGTACCCAATAGGAAAAAAAGCGTCAAGAGTAGTTGTATTTGTTAGAGGCAAACTGAAAAGAAACGAGCCTGTGCCACTTGTTGTGGTTGAGCCATAAGCAAAAAATATTTGGGCTACAACTAGTTTGTTGATTCGGCAGTAGCGACCTGTCAAAGTGCCATTTCCTAACGCTGGTGCTGTGCCTGTTGTTGTAAATGTAGGCGTGTAGGTTTCCCATGCTGCGCCGATGGTGTTGAGCGTCGCTGCCGGAAGTGTGGTGAGTGCGGTTAGTCCTGCTGTCCATTGTGTTGCCATAGTGTTCGATTCTACTACAAGAGAAGGTCGGGACCGTCGAGGACGGATGAGTCGAGGACGAACCATCCTGTGTTTTGTGCGGAACCTGTGAGTTGGGTGTCCCATTGTGACGGCGTGATCTGATGCTCGATTGAGTCAACGAGTAGGAAGGATGAGATTGCGGTGCCGGTTGAGGGTGTGCGGGTAAGGCTTATTTTGGAGAGCAGTTCAAGTCCGAGGATGGTCTGCCATGATGCGTCGGATGTATTGGTGGAGACATCAAAGGGTGAGAATCGTGCTTTGACGACAGACTGTGTGGTTGCTAGGAGCGATGCTAAGGAGACGGCTTGTTCAACGGTGGAGATATATGTGTCTACTGTTGATTGTGCTCGGCCGTTTGTGGTGACAGAACTCGAGGCGGTTGCAGTGGTGGTCGCTCCGCCTGAGAATGCGACTGTGACTGTGTTGATGATGTCGTCGCCTGAGAAGTCGATTGAGATTTCGGTGCCGTAGGAAAGACTTGATCCGGTGTCGGTGAATGTTGCGGCTGTTGCGGTCCCGCCGGAGCCTTGCGTGTAGTCGTAGTTCTGGTTTGTGAACGTGAGGACGCCTGCCTTTGTGACGAACATATCTCCCGATTCGGAGTTGACTGTCTGTTGGAGTTGTGGAAGGACTGATCCTCCTACTTCTATTTCCGCAACTGTGACGACCGGTGAGGCTGTGATTGAGTATTGAGAGGCGTTGAGATCTGTCTGATTGAGGAGTCGTTGAACACGTGCCGAGGTTGTTTCGCTGATAAAGGCGACTGAAAAGTTGTAGATATTGGCGACGGCTGCGGCTGAGAGTGTGCTGTTGAATACGGCGATCTGTTGGATTGAGCCGGGTTGGGTGTAGAAGCCGTCTGGATATGTTGCTGCTAATGCGCCAGATGTTGACAAGTTAAGGGTCAGTGAGACACCGTCGACGTAGAGGGTTAGTGAGACGCCGAAGTCGTATGAGAATGCGACGTGATGTGGGACTGTGTTGTCCCAGATGTTTGAGTTGTTGATGTATAGAAAAAAGGTCGTTGGGGTGTAGAGATAGAGTTCGTATCTTTGGCTCGTCACGCTGTATGTCAAGAAGAATCGCCATGTGCGGATTCTGATGTCGAAGATGTTGTAGTTGGTGTTCGTTAGGTTGAGGCTTGTTTGTTTCCATAACGCAATGGCCATACTGCCGACGGCTTGATCTGATGTTGTTGATTGGTAGTCCCAACGGCCGGTCAAGTTCGTGTAGCCGGAGCCTGTGGTGAGTCCGCGGGCGAGAGGTAAGCCTTGGGCGTAGGCGGTGCTGCCTCCGGTTACGGGTGCGAGTGCTTGAGTTGATGTGCCATAGTTTTTGATGGTTGGCGGTGTGCTTGCGATTGTAATTGGTTCGTCATATTTCCAATAGTGGTAGGGGCTTAGGGTCTGAATGTAGGCATCGGCCCAGTCTTTTGTGATTTGGGTGTCTGCTATTAGCCCTTGTAGGTCGAAGCATGAGATGGTAACGGTTGAGTCTTTGCCTGCTTTGCTGAAGTCGACTGGCCATGCTGAGACGAAGCCGCGAAAGACAGGAACGTATCCGGCTCCGGCGTCTGCGGTGATTTGGATTTGCCGTCGAGGGACAACGCTTGTTCCAGTGCCGTAGTATGCGCCGCTCGTGTTCCACGGTGTGAATCGTCCGTCTCGATTGTCGAGGACAAGTGTTGCGGAGCCTGATGGGAACGCTTCGGATGGTGATGTGCGTCCGCGTCTGATGTTGATGTCTCGAACATAGGTTGTCACGTTTGTCCATGTTGGACTCACGGTGTAGGGACCGTCTGCTGCCGCGAATGAGATTTCGACTTTTGTTGTTGGGTAGGCCATTACTAGGAGACCTTGATTGGTATTTTGCCGATGCGCTTCTCGTATGCCTGCAACACGGCGACAACTTCTCGACCTATTTCGGCTTTGTCGCCAATGCCTGCGTTGACTGTGATCTGGTAGGTGTTGCCAACTTTTGCGGCCAGAGCGGGTCTGACTCCGGGGATGCTCATTCCGACGGCGGTGCCTGCTGCGGCGACTGATGCGAGGTCTGCGTTGAGTCCGCCGACTGTGAGTCCGCCAGTTCCAGAGAGGATGTCTTTTGCGACTGTGTTTCCGGCGACGGGTCCGAGGTTCAAGAGTTGTGCGAGTCCTGCCTTGCCGAGTCCTGCTTTGATAAGTGATTGAAGGTTGCCGCCGAACTCTTTTGCGGCTGCGATTTGTTCCTTGAAGATGTCGGTGTAGGACTTTGCCTTGACGTCTTGAGCGGTCTTCACGTTGCGTTCGGCTTCTGTGATGCGATCGAGGGCTTCGCGGTATGCGTTGGCGTCGTTTGTGACTTGCGCCTGTTGGAGTGCGGTGTAGGCGTCTCTGCGTTCCTTTAGTGCATCTGCTACTCCTTCACTTCGGGTTTTCTCTTGATCGGATGCGTCTGAGAATGCGCTTGAGAGTGACACAGATGCAGTCACGGAGTCGCGGATGCCTGCAACATAGGAGCGGAGGCTCGACTGTGCATTCTGGAGACTGCTGCGTAGACCGTCTACCTTTTGTTTCTGTTTGTCGGCCGCGCCGGAGGCTTCGAGGTCTGCGGCGGCTCTGGCGGCTGCGGCGTCTGAGTAGAACTTTTGGAACGTCTTCAAGTCTCGAGATGCGACTGGCCCGACGTACTC